GACCACCTCGACCCCCGGTTCAACCCCAGAGAGATTGACGATTCCTATACGATCCGGGACCTTGACAACCTCGTGGCCGTGCAGTTCCGCAATCTGCTGAAAGAATTGGAGCCAATCCGGGACAGATGTATCGGCCTCATCAGCGGCAATCACGAGGACAAATTCCGGGAGAAAAGAAACTACGATGCTAACAGGGAAATGGCGGCGGCTCTTGACACAGACGACCTGGGCCACAAAGCTTGGATCAGTTTGTCGTTTCGTTTCAACGAAAGCAAGTCGATCCCGTTCAAGATCGTAGCGGTTCACGGAACCGGGAATGGCGGTGGCAAGCGGGAGGGAACGCCAACGAATGTAGCCCACGATGTTTTCAGATGGGACATGGCCGACTTTCACATAATGGGGCATTTGCACCAGTCTGCTGTGAGCCGGGCGCAATATAACCGCTTTGAGTATGGCACGGTCAGGCGTGAACCGGCCTGGTTCTGCGTCAATGGGTGTTTTCTGAGCAAGAGCGAAATCGGCAATGATGGCTACTTTGAACAACGCAGCGGGATGGAATCCAGTATCGGCGTGATCAAATTAACCATTACCCCGCATCAATCCACCAAAGACAGATTCACGAGCCAGGCACAGATGATCTGGCTATAACCTCCGCTCCCTCCCTCCCGACCCCGGCTCTACCTTATCATTGCCGGGGTTTTGCTATCCGGCCAGTTTGGCCTGATATTGGCCGGAAAGTATAATATGGAATCTATATTATACTTTGTGTCGCTTAAAATATACTATAGGCTTTTTGTGTTGCATAAACCGCTTAATCTGAAACACAAACCGGGCAACTCACTAACACGAATCCTGATCATTAACAAATACAATGTTAGTGATGCCGATATATGTTAATGACCGCCCAGAATCCAATTTAAGGGGTCTCACGCTTCGTTTATGGCGTTTTCTCTGCGAACTGGCATGAATCTATGTCTTGGCAGGGGAACGCTTGATTTTGATATGTATATGAAAGTCGGCTTTTTTGGACAGGTGGCGGGTGATGTGTCCATGAATCGGCAAAAAGTTAGGTCTATTTGTCGGTGGGTGTGTGCAAATAGTATGCTAATCCGGGGTCTGTTTCCAGATTTGCATCTCATTTTCTGCGGTGGTGAAAACGAGATGCCGGATTGCGCAGATAGAAAAACCCCCGACCGAAGCCGGGGGCGGTCTCTTCATCTGCTTACTGGCTAAAGGTCGGCAACCTTATCGAAGCATAGAATAATTTGTCATACGGATTGAGCGATATGCTCCAGCGATCTGTCCACCAAAGGCGGTTTTCCCACAATAAATAAATATCCTTGTCGCAGAGTTCTGCGTGTTCTATTTCCCTATACATTCCCAATCCAATGTTGAGGTCTATGGTGGAAAACACCAACATATCACAATCATCAACAAGCGCAAGGCATCTTTTCATAATAGTATCCGTGTGGATGGCTTGGTCTAATTCGGATGGGTTGATTATTTCAATGACTGGTTCGTGCGCCAATATGCGCCGTATTGCTTGGATATTATAGTTTTCCAATGGAGAGCCATATATCAGTCGGCTGTGTGCATAATAGATTTTCATTCCATCTCCTCAAATAAGTCTGTTTGTTCCTTCATCCCCAGAAACGCCTTAACCGACATATTAGACAGCCACCACTCCAGATATGTGTCGGCGTCATTTCCGAAGTGTTTAGATGGCTTATTGGCTAATGCCTTTGCTATAGTGTTGCGATAAGCTATTTTGTGGTTAGGCCAGCGTTGGAATTGCTGATGCCGTAGTTTGGCCGAAATCATCGGGCAACCGATGCACCCTATCCGCTTGAATCCCTCATCGTAAAGACAGCAATACGGTAAGCCAAGGGTGCGGATATATTGCCAAACATCCTTGTCTTTCCAATCCAAAATAATGTGAACCATTCGCTTGGTTTTGTCTGTCTTGCTGATTTCAAACATTGATCTCTTGCTCCGGCGGTGGCTTTCTGCCTTGCGTATTCCAGTTACTACGACCCGATTGCGTCCGCCCCTTTCTTTCAAGACGTCACAACAGAACCTTGCTTTTGATGATGGCAGGAAGCACTTCTTTTCAATTAGCTGAAACATCGTCAACTCCGGCCTGTGCCGCTCCACATCAGGGTAGTGTTCTTTCACGTAGGCAAGTAGTTCCGGCGGGTCAACGCTGGTAATGTTCATGTGCGCGTCATGCTTTACGCCAGATCGACGCACCAGATCAAGCATCACGATGCTGTCCTTGCCACCGCTAAAAGCGACATAATAGCCTTCTGGTGGTTCGTATTCATGCAATACATTCATGGCATCGTCAAATAATCTTGCAAGTCGATTGTCTTTCACTGTATTACCCCCATGATCCACAGGGTCCACATCAGTGCGTAAAACAAAACCCACCCGGCTATTAATATTGCCAGGTAACAGAGCACTTCTCCCCAAAAAGTCTGCGACCATTCGTATAGTTTGCGTATCGTACGTTTCATTCTTCCTCCTGCGCTTTTAGCCAGCCAATCTCAGGCTCTTCCCACACCACTTCTGCTTTTTCCCCGCTATGTAATCTCCAAATCTTGCCATCAAATGACGGAACAAGACCACGATACCAGAGATTAACTGCTGATTGGAAGGGATATTGACTGTGCTCGTGGTTTTTGTATTCCCATTTACCAATGCTTGGGAACAGGCTGCCAATGTACGCCCAAACGCTGTTCCAAACGCTGTTCCAAACGCTGTCCCAAACGCTGTCCCAAACGCTGTACCCAACGCTGTTCCGAACGCTGTTCCGAACGCTGTCCCAAACGCTGTACCGAACGCTGTCCCAAACGCTGTTCCAAACGCTGTACCCAACGCTGTTCTTAACGCTGCTCCAAACGCTGTACCCAACGCTGTCCCAAACGCTATCCCACTGTCTCAGTAGCTTAATGTCTTTATCGGTAACGGCAGTCTTTGGCAGCAGCAAGGGATTAACTGGATACAGAGCTTCGGACAGTTTGTAGCCAAGTTCAGGCTCAATTTCCTTGCACAGTTTTTTTATCTCTTCATCAGACAAAGGATTATCAAGTTTCATATACTCATACCGTTGTTTTGCTGCCGTGAATATCCTGCTGCTACCTTTTATCTCTGCGGGCAATACTTTCGTGCCCAGCCAAGGCCTATGATAATGTATGAGTTCGCTCACGGGAATCACGTAGAAACCTGGAGCACACTCATTATCGCTGGTATCGAAGTTTTCGCAATGCTGCCAAACACCGATTTCGTATGGCTCCCCACCTTGAATTGGTGGGCATAAATTTTTGTCTAACACTTTTACGTATTTCATTCTTCCTCCTGCGCTTCCAGCAAGCCTTCCACAAGCTCACGAGTTTCTGTGTCGAGCATCTCACCATAAAGAATGGCATGCATTACACCTGGACACCTTTCTGTTTTCTTACCAATAAACCAAAATATACCATCTTCCACATAAGATAAGTCTTTCACTGTCCCACTCATACAGCCAATATTGACGATAATCTCGGAAGGAGAGAGTTTGCGGGTAATGTTGTTGTGTGGTAATGACCATCTATGCCCCGTTTTACACTCCACAATAACATTATGCTCGAGGATTTCTAAAACCTTGCACTGTGTGGGGACTCCAACAGGGTCTTTGCAATCCACCCAATCGCCAACTTTGAAAGTGGGCTTTGGCTGCTTGAATAACATCCCATCGTGTTCTTTGAAATTAGTCATTGTGTTCTCCTTTATTTTATTATTGTGTTTATCATTTTTTCTGCCAGGTGCTTGCGATCTCGCATTGCGAAACCGTAGCGCAAAACGGCAATCAATACTTCCATCTCGCCGGGAATTCCGCGAGCCTTGACAGCATCAATGTGGTCAAGCAGATTCGGATAGCGAATTTCGCCCTTGCGCACCGGTGGCTCAGGATAGCACTCGTGGCAATAGCACATACGCACTGCATGCTGCGGCACATCTCCCGCCATTATGCGATAATAATATCCACATTCGCCTATTATACTATAATCCGGAACATGTGTGAACCCGCTACCGTTACACCACACACATGAAGGATTGTGCACTACATTGCCCTGCGGATCTCGTTGTTTCTTCATGTCACCTCCTAAAACCGCACTTGCTTCAGATTCTTCATGCGCCATGAATCGTTCGTCAACGTTATGACATGGTAAAACTCGGCAATGCGATCCATTACACGCGATCCATACACGCTGGCGATACCTTCGATGTTCAGGTTGGTAGTGATAATGACGCGATTTCGCTTGCCGTCCTTCCACGCTTCGTATTGCATCGAAAACACCCGCGCAAAATAGGACGCGCTGGCGTCTGACGATATCTCGCAACCGAGATCATCAAGCAAAACGAGATCATACATTAAATAGCGTTCCGCTTTTTCTATCGCTGCGGTTCGCTCTGATCCGGTTTGATTCATTGCCGCCATGTAATTGCTATACATTTTGTCTGCGCTGATCGCAACATACGAAAATCGCGAATCGTTTTTATACATCGCATAAATGTGATCAAATACAATCTCGGCTATCGCGGTTTTTCCGCATCCTGGTTTGCCGGTAAGCAGGATAGCGAAGCTGTCCTTCGCAGCAAGCTCTTCTATATATGCGCAGAGCTTTGCGTTTTTCTGATACCAATCTGGATATTTCATTTGTAGGCCTCCAATAATTCTTTGCGACTTTTTGGCTGTTCTGGATTGGCATTCTTGCCCACTGATTTGCGATATTTGTCAATTATCTCATCCCGATCACCGGCAAACACCGGAAAGCCATTTGCACGGCTCAGGAACTCTCCCAAATTCCATTTGTAGCTAAAAAAGCAGGCTGGATCATTCAGAACGCTATGATAGTTTTCAATGCCTTGCTTTATCTCGTCTATCGTGTATTCTTTGCAACGTTTGGCAACAGCTTTCTCAATGTCGCTTGTGAGCTTCTTGCACCTAAGTGACTTTGCATTAGCGTTCCAATGCTCTATTATCTCAGGTGCCAGACTTGTGTGCTTTGGTTTTTTCGGGGCTGGCTCTGGTTCATTGCCTAACTTGGCTTTTGCCTTTCCTCCTATTGAGCCGGCCTCACTCCTGATTTCAGATATTCGCTTACGCTTCTGCATAGTGGCCTGAACGATTTCCGCCGTATATCGTGAACCATCAGAAGTGAATACCCCGATGCTTTCGCAATAGCTGAAAAACGAATTTAGCACATCCAATTCCACGCCATAGTCATCTGTATATATTTCCAGATCAGCATGCTCTATCCAGCCGCCAGACCGCATCATTATTTCAATGCTAATGTAATACATAGCATAACCATTTAACTTACCAAACCTCGACTTAATCCTGCGCATTGACGGCTCATTGTGCGAATCAGTAGAGTGTTTGAACCAATTTTCAGGATCGTGGTTCATTATTTCCCCCGATGATCTGCTATAAATTTGTCAAGGTCTTGGATGTCAAACAGCATTATCTTGCCACCTGGACGGCTATACGGCACACGGCCTTGTTGTGCCCATCTGCGAAGGTCGGCAATTTTTATGCCGAGATACTTGGCAGCATCAGGCGTTTTTAGGTATCGCTGGTCAATCATGTTGTGTCTCCTCTAATGATAGTATTTTAATTAAATCGCTTTCGCTTATTTCTCTATAATCGTATTCTACTTTGCCATTAAAATCCTTGCCGTAGAACACTAACAAATGGAACCCAAGATACGTCCATTCGGTGTCTATGCCATTGGCTATCCACCTGTTTAGGTTTTTCCACATTGTGCGCTGCCATGCTTTGCATTCAGTTCCGTGTGTCTTTACTTCTAATAGCATTACTCTTTTGCTTTTATAGTTCCATAGCACGAAGTCAACGTCAGATACCATATACCCTGTATAGCTGTCAGGAAGCTTTTCCCTGACCCAATCGCTCATTATTTTAAGCGTTTCATGTGGGCAATTAGGATCAGTGCAGTGTAGCTTTCTGCGTATTGTCACAGCCCCGCCTTTGCTATGTTATACGTCCGCTCATCTATCTCCGCTGCTATTATCCGCCTGCATTTTGCTTGTGCTGACTTTATCGTTGTGCCAGAGCCTGCGAAAGGATCACAAATCAAATCATTTACTTCGGTAAACATCTCAACCAGGTAGTTAACGCCACTTAAGCTTTGCTGCCAATCGTGACCATCTTTCTCTCGGCTTTCTGATATGAAATAATCCTGGAAAGTGTTTTTTAGCTTGCTCTTGCCGTTTTGGAATATCAATACAGGTTTCCATCTGCACATCAGGTTCACGCCGTTTACTATCTGCGTGTTACCTTCGTGATACACAGCAAATGTCCAATAGTAATCAAGATGTTCGCCCATAAAACTCATTACGTCAGGCAAATACATTTGGCCAGAATAGGCAATACAAAAACCACCTGGCTTTAGTTTTTTGGCTGCAAACTCAGCAAGCCTTAACCATTGTGGTAGATATTCACGTGGATATGGCGGGTCAGTTATTATGCAGTCCAGCGTGCCATCAGGAATGTCATCCAACACGGTGAAAAAATCGCCAAGCCTGAAGTCAATATCACTTTCTTTGGTTTGGCCTATTTCCTGCATTAGATCACGTTGCTTTTCTATGTCTGCCTTGCGTTCCTCTCGCTTGACATCTTTATAAGCCTGGTTAATGGTGATCTCGCCCGCATTCAGCTTCTGGATAATCTCTGGCGTGGCTGTATTGATTATTTTTTTAGCTTTGGCCATAGTTCCTGTGCTTACATTGGCTATGGTGGCAATTTCTGACCTGGTGTTGATAGGATCAGAGGACTTTGTCAATGTTGACAAAGTAGTCTTTCTTTCGTGTTCTTTAGCCTTCGCCTTCTCTGCGATCATCGGCTCCATTTTCAGAGCGATCTGCGATCTCTGCCATGCGTTAATGTTCCGCCTGCCTAATTGGTTTCGCAATATCCAAAGTATGGCATCCTGGCGATTATCGAAAGCCATCTCTTTGGTCTCGTATTCTATGCCACATTCTGTACATATCCTGTACCTGTTGTGGCCATCTACTATCATACCGTTCCACACCAATATGGCATCACGGCATCCTTCAGCTATTATGCTGCTGCGCAATAGCTCATATTCCTCTGGTAATAGCGCAGGTATCAAGTCCCGCATTTCATCATCAATGAACACACTATACATTGCTTAGCTCCTGTACGTTTTTATTTACGAACCCACAAAAACACAGGCCTAATTTCTGTCAAGCACTTTCTGCAATATATCACAACATATAGCTAAATGCAAACCAATAGAGGAGCGCTGCGCAAGCAAATGCTAAGCAAATGCTAAGCAAATGCTAAGCAAAATCAAGCAAACCGAAGCAAACGCAAGCAGATAAGATAAGATTAAGATAAGATAAGATTAAGATAAGATAAGAATAGAATAGATAAGAGTATCACTTTGCTATCGCAAAGATGATATATACACCATGGAAACCATTTTCGTGACGTCACGAAATTGATTAAGGCGATGCTGCCGGATCACCAAAATCACATTTTAGTTGACAAACAATTAATGCTGATTATTTTGTAATTATGAGCTATAATTTTAATCATGATTTTGACATTGACATCGACATCGACATCGACTCGATTGAAATCGACATCGATGAAAAAGACGAGCGCAAACACAATGTGTCTCGCAAAGCAATGGTCAAATACGCCAACCTGATCACAAAATCAGTGCGATATCTGGAAGAGATCGCGGATTTCGATCTGCCAGAAGGAACGCAATATCGCATTGTCACCACAAAAAACATGAATGCGCTCACAGCCATCTATGCGCTTCTGCAGAATCACGAACCGGAAGAAATCATTATCGCCATTTATCGCATGAATCAACCAGCTGTAGCTAAAATTATCAGTCTATCGGAAACAGTGCCAATTTCGGTTCTTATATCGAGCTTCTTCAGAGAAAATAAAAAATACGAAAACTGGACTCGCATGCTCATCAATGCCGCCAAAGATAACCCAAACCTAACCGTCAAATCAACTTGGTCTCACGCTAAGATTACGCTCATAAAAACCAAATGTGGGAAGCATATCGTATTCGAAGGCTCTGGCAATCTTTCCGATAATGCGCGTATAGAACAATACGTTTTAGAAAACAACAAACAAGCTTATGAATTCCACAAAAACTGGATAATGGAGGCGATGAGTGAAGACAAACAAGCTTAAGTTCAATCCTAATAATCCGCGCAAATGTAGTAAAGACAAGCTGGAAAAACTTATGCGCTCAATTGAATCATTTCCTGAGATGATGAAGCTACGCCCAATAGTTTACGATCCAGAGACCATGCACGTATTAGGTGGCAATCAGCGGCTCGCAGCCATTAGAAAGCTTGGCATGAAAGACATCCCGGATGAGTGGGCGATCGCTGCCACTGATCTCACGCCAGAACAGCAAAAGGAATTTGTTCTGCGAGATAATGTGCAGTTCGGCGATTGGGACTTTGAGGTGCTGTCTGCTGAGTTTGGCGAATTTGATCTTGAAGAGATGGGCATGGATATTCCAGAGAAAGATGAAGAAAATCTTGTTGAAATAAAAAACAAAGAAATTGAGTCTATATTTTCAATCATTATAAACTTTGAAAACGAAGAATCTCTGCAAATCGCATTTGAAAAGCTCCAAAAAGAAGGATATCAATGCCAAATTTCGATATTATAAGAAAAACAAAGCATTCTGAATCTTATAGATGCACAGCGACTAAAGGCCAATTCGACATAGAAACCACAGAATCAATAGAAAGATTTACTGGAAAGATAGACATGCCTGACAAATGGAGCATTGGCGTTATTTGTGGAAATAGTGGAACAGGCAAAACAACAATAGCCAAAGAATTGTTCCCCAACAATTACATAATGTGTCACGATTATGTTAGTGAATGCGTTCTCGACGATTTTCCAAAAAACATGAATCTTAAAGATATACACAAAATATTGAACACTGTAGGATTTTCCTCTCCGCCTTCATGGCTAAAGCCATACAGTGTTTTGTCCACGGGCGAAAAAATGAGAGTCGACATTGCAAGAGCAATAGCAAGCGATGAAGATTTAATCGTATTTGACGAATTCACATCTGTTGTTGATCGCAATGTAGCGCAGATCGGAAGCGCAGCAATCGCTAAAGCTATCAGAAAAACAGAAAAACAGTTTATAGCAGTAACGTGTCATTTCGACATAATAGAATGGCTTGAACCGGACTGGGTATTTGATACCAACACAATGCGATTTGAAGTAACACGGGGGCGTTATCGGCGACCAAACATTGAAATCAGCATATGCGAAAAACGTGGATTATGGGATATGTTTAAGAAATATCATTATTTAGCCACCAACCTAAACAACTCAAGCAAGCAATATGTTGGCTATTATCAAGGCAAACCAATAGTGTTCACCGCAGTGCTTCCAATGATTGGCGTAAAAAATATGAGAAAAGAACACAGAACAGTTGTGTTACCAGATTATCAAGGTGTTGGGATTGGGTCTGCGTTTAGCGACGAAATAGCGAAAATGTATGTGGAAAACGGTTATAGATATGTATCAGTGACAAACAATCCTGCGTTTATCGCAAGACGCACAAAATCCAAAAATTGGGTTCTCAAAAATTATGGCAGATATTCATCACATACAGGAATATCTTCAAATAAAAACAAATATAATAGAATTAAAACGAGTTGGGAATATGTCGGCGGGGACAATGTCTAAGATAGTCTCAAAAACAGCAAAAGCACAAGACCAGCCAAAGAAACCAGTAGGCAGACCGCGCATTGAGCTTGATCCTAAGCAAGCCAAAATATTCGGCTATTTCCGTGCCACATACGACACAATGGCTGAGCAGATCGGCTGCCACGTAGATACAATCCGAGCTGCCATGCAAGACGAAAATTCTGAATTTTCCAAGGAGTATAAAAAAGGATTTTCTGGAATGAAGATGAAATTATCCGAAGCGCAGGTAAAAACAGCGA